ACTGCCTGTTGTAATTAGCTCCGATGTCCCAATTAAATTCTCTGAACCATTAGTCACTGAGCTATTTTTTACTGCTTGCGTCAACCCTTGAGCGATTTTGTCGTCTCGAAAGTCAAGCAAGACCTCAGAGCGCTTGACTGTTTCAGTGTCAGCCTCTTCACGATTTCCAATTTCAAAGGCCGAATTGTTATTGACAAGACCAATATATCCATTCTCAGCATTATGCTTAACTCGGATAATTGGAAAAGCCTCAACGGTTCCGTTGTTTACTAGGTCAAAAACCATTTTATCGGTTGCGCTCTGTGCATTTGCATCGCTATTGAAATTCTTATAAGCTGAGCTATGGGCCACTCCATCTGGCACGATGAATTTCATTGAACCAGTTGACCGTCGCCCGCTCGTCTCCTGCATCGAAATGCTTTCAATCGGCATAGCCAGATAGTATTTGTCAGGCTCATCTGAGAAGATAAGTTTTTTAGCGCCGTCAACATTAAAAATACCCGCAAGCTTATGCTTGAGGGTATTTCTATCTTTAGACCAGATGGAAAAGTCCACCTTGATATATTTTGCATCAATGTTTTGTTGCTGAATATTGACTCCGATTCTTGGTGCATAGTCGATAGAGATAGAGCGATTGTTCCCGATATCTCGTTGGATGTCATGAATTTCAATAAGATCTCGAAAATCAGTTTTATTGAAATGCATTGTCACTTCACTCATTCAAGTACTCCCTTCATTCTTAGTGTCATTCTTTCTCGCTCTTTCTGCTTCTTGGTTATAATATCCGTGACTATAGTGCTATCCATATAATTATTCGTGTCCTTGTTGAGGATAGCAGTAAGGATTTTTTCTAAACTTGCTCTCAGAATCGCCATCTCAGACACGATTTTATCTGTATCTTGCCCGTTCTGAACACTTGTAGTCTGAATAGTGATATTACGTTGCGCTTCTTCCATTTCACGGAGGAATTTCGCATCGCTCGGGATACCGATACCAGAAGCATATTTCGGAACACCCATCTCACGCATCAAACGTCTAGTCTTATCAGCTCGCAAAACCTTAGAACCTTTTGGAAGAGGGAGCAATACATCTCTACCTTGTGGGATGAAACTCTTACCATTTGGCAGAGTCACCATTTCCTTGTAGTTGCTGTTCCGTTGGTCGTTGACGATAGCAAGTCCACCCGGGTGATAGTTAGTCCCGTGGGCATGCTTGCTCGCAAAGATATTCGTAAAGAAATTACCGGTCACGCTATCAATCCAGCTCTTAATACCTGAAAGAACACCTGATGCATTATCTCGGGCGTTAATAGTAACAGTTTTATCTTGTATGCTATTGACGCCACTTTTGACCTCGCTGACAGTGTCATTAGTGCCATTCTTAGCGAGAATATTCACTGGATCATACTGCTTGATAGCATTGATAGCACCACTCGTCTCGTTTCGCACACCGCCCGTCTGGTCAGCCGCAAACAAATTGATAGGAGCTTCTTGTCTTGGTGAATTAACACTAAAAATAGCACTACCAACGGCAGCGCTCGTATTATCTACCGCATCCAAAGATTTCGTCTCAGCAGATGCAAAATTCCAAGCCGTAATCTTATCGATAGATAACTGGCTATTGTTCAAAACATTCGTAGGATCAGCTTTCAAATCTTTTGTAAACGGTGTAGTCGCATTCCAGGTCGTCAGATTATCAGTTGACCGAGCGACTGCTTTTCGGACACTTTCATCATTGGCCAGCAACTCCTTCTGTTTTGGTTTCAGAGCTTCATAGTTAGACAGAGCCTTTGAGGCTTCCTCCGCCTTGTTCATGATGTCTGTATTCTTCATGAGAAGTTCTTTGACTTCCGCTGGCATGCTGTTCCATGTTTTAAGATGAGTTTCACTATCAAAGATAGCTTGTAGCCCAGCTTGGTTCTTGACAATCACTTGTTTCTCTTCGAGAGTCATGTCTCTCCATTTACCAGATTCGACAAGAGCCTCAGCGATAGTCACACGAGCATTTGAGTTGATATCCGCAGTTTTAGCTATAAACTGCAATTGTTCCCAACCTTCAGCAGATTTGGCAGCCTCTCCGATGACTTCTTTCACATTGGATTTTACTTGGAAATTCCCATTCTTATCAATGTTACCGACCAACAGCGACCAGGCATCGTTAGCCTCTTTCACTTCCTTGCTCATCTCACTAGTATAGTTAGCAAGGATACTATGCGAATTACCTACCTTTTGAGAGGCTTCTGCAGCTTTCTTCCCGATTTCTTCATAGGACAGGCCGTATTCTTCCAGAACTTTCTTAGCTTCTTCCCAGTAGTTCCAACTTTGGCCAGTTCGAGCTTTCACCTTATCATCGAGATTTCGCATGACTTGATAATACTTACTTCCCAAAGCTTCCATGGTTTGAGTATGGTTTGCTTCTAGAGTCTGCATTTTATTGTTGTAAGTCTCCTGGTCGATAGCCTTACCGTCTAACAACTCTTTCAACTCACTCTTTGAGTTCTCGTAGAGTTTCTTTTCCTCATCAAGTGCTTGTTTCAAAACATCTCTAGTATGCTTCAGTTGCGTTTCGTTCAGACTTCTGACATCACCATTCAAAGCTTGTAAAGCTGCCTTCTGTTGCTCAGCTGACAAGTCCATCATCGAGAGTTTAGCCTTAATCATCTCATTCTGGTTGTTCAGGATGATTTCTTTCTCTTCTTGAGAGAACTTGCTCGCATCACCATTGTGTCGCTGATAAATCTCATTGATTTGATTCATCATGGACTCAGTATTAGATACGACCTGGGCATTTTTCTCTTTTGCTTTCGCAATGTCTTCTTCACTGAGACCCCACTTAGCACCCAACTCCTCCATGCGTTTGTTGGTCTTATCCGCAGTAGCAGCAACTTCTTCATAGAGCTTTTTAAAGGCTCCAGATACCTTTTCAGCATCTCCAGCACGAGTTCCAAAGTTTGCAACTGCCGTACTTGTTTCATCAACTGTCTTTTGAAAACTTCGCAATTCTCCACGAGCAGTATCGCTCAACTGAGAACCAAATTCTTCCGTCTTGATACGAGCCTTATCTTTCTCGTTGCCAAAATGAACAGCAGCAGCAGTCGCAATAGCAATACTACCAACTATCAAGCCTAATGGATTTGCGAGGCCACCCATTGCAGTTGTCAAGAGCCCGGTAGAAGATGAAGCTGATGCCGTCGCATTCCCAAGCGCTACTGCTCCACCAGATGCCAGTTTAAAGGCAGATGATAGATTTCCGGTTGTTTGAAAAGCTTGGAAAGTCTTATACATTAAATTCATGCCACCGACCGCTTTACCAGTCCCTTTAGTAAGCCAGCCAATTCCTTTTGTCAAGCCTCCTACGATTCCAATACCTTTTCCAAAAAGTGTTAACGCTGGACCAGCTCCTGCGGTTAACGCTGCCCATTTTAGAACATTTCTTTGCTCCTCTTCAGACATGGAACTGAAATGCTTAGCCATTTCAGCTAGCATGTCAATCCAAGGTTTCCCAGCTTTTAGACCGTCACGGAGAGCCTTTAGAAGTGGCCCACCAAACTCAATAGCCAAGTCAGTTACTTGGTTCTTGAACATCTTCAGTTGAGATTCTGTTGTCTCGTATCGCTTATTAGCTTCATTTGTCAGAGCAGTATTCTCTTTCCAAGCCTTGTTTGAACGATCAACAGCATCGCCCATTTTATCAGAGGCCAGAGCCAAAGATTTCAGCATGTTGCTTTGTCGGATACCAGTCATTCCAAGTTGTGCCAAGATAGCGTTCATGTTTACGCCTTTTTCTTGAGCATTTTTCAAGCCCTTGATAAAGGATTGCAAGGCAACAACTGGTTTCTCTTTCCAAGCCTGTTGGAATTCCTCTGAGGTCATTCCAGCAGTTTTAGCGATGAGGTTCAAGTCATCTGCTGCGCCCTTACCTGTCAATGAAACAGCATTCCCAATAGCCGTCAAAGTTTGAGTCATAGCGGTACCACCAGCCTCTGCCTCAATACCAACCGAACTCATCGCAGTAGCAAGACCAAGGATATCTGGAGCAGTCAATCCAGCTAGTCGACCACCAGCTGCCAAACGGTTTGTCATCTCAACAATGTCACGTTCAGTTGTTGCAAAGTTGTTACCTAAGTCAACAACAGATGAACCAAATCGTTTGTATTCGTCCGATGTCAAGCCAAGGATGTTCGCAATCTTAGCGATAGAGCTTGCAGCATCTTCAGCACTCAAGTTCGTTGATTCTCCCATGTCAATCATGGTTCGAGAGAATGTAAGAATATCTTCTGCCTTGATACCTAACTGACCAGCAACTTCTGCGACATTTGCGATTTCAACCGCACTAGCTGGCAATTCTTTAGCCATCTGACGAATGCCATCAGATAAGTTCTTGTAGGATACGGTTGCAGTCTCATCTACTGTCTTCTTCACACCTGCAAAAGCAGATTCATAGTCAGACGCAGCTTTCGTGACAAGCCCAACACTAGCAACCAAAGGAAGAGTCAAACCAGTAGTTAGTTTTCCTCCCAAACTCGAAACGTTATCACCAAAAGTCTTGATTTTATCGCCACTTTTGATAAGGCCGTCTCCAAATTTATTGATACGGTTCGCAAAGCTATTCTCCTTACCAACTGCAATCAAAGCTTGTTGCACGTTACGGAGTTGACCTTCCATGGCTGCCAACTTAGCATTCTCACGTTCAATCTCAGCAGCGGCCTTATCAAATTTAGCCGTACCAGGTTCGAGAGTATCAAAACTTTTCTTCATCTGGTCCAAGACTTTTCTTTGCGCTTCAATCGCTTGGCCAAGTGTCTTGTACTTAGCTTGAAGCAAGTCTGTGTTTTTCCCGTTATTTTTAAGGGAGCTGTCTAGCGCCTTTACATTGCTTTGAAAGTATTTAACCGCATTCTTAGCACCATTTAGAGTAGGATTGAACTTCGACACGTCCAGCCCTAGCTCGATATACATTTGACCTAACGGCGTTCCACCTGCCATTCAAATCCTCCTTTTTAAATCATTTCTAGAAAGTCAGCAAGATCCATGACTTCCTCAGTTTTAGCAGATTCAGTTTCACCAAGAACACCCATCAAGTCCTCCCAACTCGTATCCATCACATCACGAATACTCATTCCATATGGACCCTCAGTAGCTTGCTTGACAAATCCATAAAACCTTTTCAGCGCTTCACTTGGATTTATTTTTTCTCCTTTGGGTCAACATCACCCACCAGATGAGAGTAGATGTCTGCAAATACCGCAAAAATATCTGCCATATCCGTGAATTTCAAAAGTTCTTCCACTTCCAAATCTTCAAACAGTGAGGCGATAAATTCCAATTGCTTGTCTAATTTCTCTACCTCTGACACATCAGATGATAGTGCTTCATTGAGGATCAGATAGTCACGATAGTCCTTGGTAGTAATTTCCTTACTTGTCTTTTGAACATCTTGACCCTTTTCATTTTTAATTAAAAATTTAACCTTAGCCATTTACTTTCCTTTCTAGAAAAAAAAGATAAAAAGAGAGCTTGCGCCCTCTTTCTACCCTGCAGCAACCATTTTAAGTTGCCCTTTGAATTTTTTGAGCTTAGCATCATCTTTACCAATGTATTTCACATAGTAAAGACCATTTGTTTCAGTGTCATCACTTGCAATAGCAGCGAAACTCAAGCTGTCATCTGGAAGTTCTTCTTGCTTATCTTTAAGCGTTTCAAGTTCTTCAGCGTCCATTGAGAATTGTCCTTTGAAGAATCCGACTTGTGCCTGAGTCCCATTTGCAGTCTGAGACTCAAGCATAACAGCGCAGTATGGAGCAACTGTATCAGCGCCAATACCAATAATTTCATCTTTGACTTGATGTCCTAGGATTTTAGCGAGTACTGTTGAAGGAATATCAACCGCAGTTAGTTCCATCTTCACATCGCCAACACCACGGTTTGATACGTGGTAAGCGATATTACTACCATATGTTTTTACTGGATCACTTGCAAGACCTGAAATTTTAGCGGTACGAGTCGCACCTTTACCGGTTTGACCTTCAATTACAAAAAGGTTTTCTCCAAGTGTCGGATTAGCATTTCCATCCAACACACGAATTGTCATACGTTTAAAACCAACCAATGCCATTTATAGCACCTCTTTCTTTAATTTAGTATTCTTCGTATAGAGCACTCTGACCTTTGTAGGTCCGAGCATCTACATAGCGTTTGATTTCTGGAATCCATTCATCCAAACCACCATTAGTTTGATAAAATCCCTGGTCTTCCATAATCTTTTCAATTTTTCTTTGGAGTACTTTGCACTCCGTGTAATTAGTAGACTCTACATTGACCTGATAGAGAAATGTCTTAGCCAGACTCGTATTACTGCCATGGACTGCTTGCATTGGCGGACCAACTGGTCTAATAACGATACTCGGCTCATTATTTGGTAGCGAGTCAGGACGTTTGAAAGATTTGATACTGATTCCAGCTAAAGACGCATCTTTTTTCAAAGTCTCATAGAGTTCATCAAACTTATCTTTAACCATCTAAAACCCCTCCGTCTTCAAATGACTAGCGATTCTGTATTTGTATGTTTTAGCATGAGCCTCTGAAAATCGTCTGATGACACCGAACCCCCTTGGATGTGGATTCTTACCATATCCAAACTCATTCAAGTGAACCAAACGCCAGCGAGAACCCTCACCAAAACCGATTTTCACAACAGGAACACCACTAGCAAGACCCGTCACACGTCCAGCGGTAGCACTTTCAATGGTTTCTCCAGTATCTTTATAGACCTGCAGAGCACCTTTGAACTCTTCTAGAGTCTCGTTTGCGACTGCTTTTAAAGCTCGACTCGTAGCACGTTTGACCTTGTTATTACCAAGGTGTACCTCGATATTTCTCAAAACATCGTCAAAGCCTCTCAATTCTGCACCACTAGACATCTTGACCACCACCAATAACGACTATCAAAAAATCCCGATTATCAAAATCAGGACGAACATCGATAATTTGCCATTTTTCACCACTGAGACGGTTGTCGCCAACTTCGACAAAATGCTCATTCTTTGGCTGATAATCAGACAAAGGATCTCGAATTTTCAAAGTCATCTTAGCTTGCATAGATTTTCCAGTTGCAATCTCGATGTCTTTAAAGCTAGGAGAGTAAACTTGGCCCATCGTAAAAAAAGCCTTCTCGTGACTCACATCACGACCATGAAGCCCCTCCTCGACTTTAGAAGTATAGAAAGTCAAGAGGGTTCTCAGGTCTCCGTTTTGAGCCTCTGGCTTTTTATATCGATAGCTGGGACGATTAGTCTGATAGGACATCAGACATTGTTACTTCTGATTGTTTGTCTTCCCATTCAACAAATCCAGGTAACGCTTCGTTGATTCCATCGAAACGCTCTTTTGACTCTTCAAATTCTTGGCCAACAGAACGAAACACCCCTTCTTTGATGTCGTAAAAGCCTTTTAAAACCTTAATCATGTTTTTCCTCCAATTTGTAATTTTCTAGTGATAATGCCATCAAATCTCCTTGAAAGTTTCCGTAGAAAAATTCAACTTGGTCATTGTAGACATATCGAGCACGTTCTAAAATAAGCTCTCTCACTCGTGGATCAGCAGAGTCCTTACTACCGACCAGACTGAGGATGGCTGACTCAGAACTTTCCAACATTTTAGAGAGGTTGTTATCCTCTCCAGTATGAAAAATCCTCATCCGCTCCTTGAAAGATTTAAGGAGTGGATGAAGTTGTTCTTCTGGAGTCATGGTTCAACTCCTAGATTAGGCTTGAGGAAGTTGTAGAGTCCAGACTGCTGCAGTCTTTTCATCGTGAGCCTTACCATAAGCAAATTGCTTAGCAGTGTAGAGGTTCAAATCTTCCAAAGCATAGGTTTCTGTGTAGCGACCGAATGAAATACCGCCACCGACAAAGGCATCATAACGACCTTTGACAAATGTAGTGACTTTACCAGCAGTCTGCGCCACGGATTCAACCAAGATAAGGTTAAATGGCATCGCAGTGATATAAACTCCTTGAGCATTCAACGAAGTGTATTGTTTCTTTACATCCCAAGCATCAGCTGGGTTAACAACCATCACAAGGTTGCCTTCTACTGCAACTGGAGTTGTTCCGTCCGCTTTTACAGAGTGATGTTTGTAAACATTTGTCAATTCTTTGACTACGGTTGCTGAGTCAGCAAAAGTCAACTTAGCAGTTTGAGCTGTTTTTTCAGCATAAGTTGTCTTATTGCTTTCAACAGTCCCTGAGAGAGTACGAGAAAGACCGATAGGTTTGTTGTCTCCATCGCCGTTCAAGAAAGCAGCTTCAAGGGCAGCGGCAAAGGCTTCTGTAATTTGTGCAGAAACAAATTTTTGCAACCAAGCTGGACCAAATTTTTCGGCATCTTTTGGAATCACAACGAAAGCAGTCAACTTGTGTTGAATTGCTTCTTCATCGTTGAATTCTTGTTTAAGTTGTCCTTCGATTTCTGAATTGATTTTGCCCCAAACAGCTTGACCAGTTTGCTCTGATTTAAGGAATTTCAAACGGATACCAGCATTTTTAAGGCCGATATGCTGAAGGAGTGGACGTGCCATAACCATATCTTCAAAGATACGGTCGATTGTTTCTTGTGGGAAGAGTTTTTCAACTCCCTTAGGTGCGGCTTTTTCAATGTTATTGAAAAACTCACGAGCTTCAGCGGTCAGCTTAGCATCGTATGGATTTAAGGTTGAAACTTCTTCACGGGCAGCATCACGAGCTTGAGCCATCATTTCATTTGTCATGGACTCGATCATGTCATTGTATAGCTTCGCTTGTTCTTCTTGAGGTGCACCATTTGCAACGGCATCCAAAAATGCCTGACGTTGTTTTTCAAATTGGTTAGATAATTGCATTGTCATTCTGTTTTTTCCTTTCTTAAAACATAAAAAGACCGAACCCTTTAGGAACAGCCTTGTCTGTGTTATTTTCTGGACTTTCTGGAAAATTGAATTTCTTCTGTACAAATTCGCTATTTTCGAAAGCCTCTTTTTCAATTTGTCGAGCTTCTAGCTTATCAGCCACCAACTCAGCGATTTTATCGATATCCGGTGTCATTGCCGACCTCATTTTCTCGATAAAATCACTTGGGATCATAGGAGTTTCACTCGCAACCAAAGTTGGAGCGACTTCATTTGTAAACATAATCTTGTCTACAAATCCATGATTCAAAGCTGATTCAGCATCAAACCAAGTAGTCTTGTTCATCAATCCAAGTAAATCATCAAGAGCCTTACCAGTCTTATGAACATAGGCGCTAGCAATAGATTTGTCAAACCCTTCTAGTACCCCAGCCTCATGAAGCAGAGTGTTATGGTCTCCATTTACTTGCGTTGAAACATTGTGGATCATGATTTGGGCAGTCGGACTGATTTCAACCGTATCTCCTGCCATTGCAATCACACTCGCTGCGCTTGCTGCAATACCGACAATCTTTACGGTCACATCACCAGGATACGAGCGTAGAGCAGTATAGATTTCACTACCAGCATAAACATCACCACCGCCTGAATTGATATGAACCTCAATCGGTTCACCACTATCAGGAAGGACGACATCTTTCGGAGCGGTTGCGTCCCACTCAAGCCAATCGTAAAGCCATCTGTCATTATTTGATACAATCGTACCCTTAATCGGAATTACTTTCATCTTCTTTCTTACCTCCTTTCTCTATTTGATCACCAATTTGATAGTTTTTGGTGATGAGAGGTTTATCCCCCCATGGAACGGCTTCTAACCCAAGCTCAGCACGAACTTCGTTAATCAACATTGAGCCAGACGAAATAAGTTTGTCGATGCTTTCAGCAAGTGCAAATTTATCTCTTTGACCTTCTCCTACGATGACAAAGCGGCTTAAATCATCATATCTTCTTCTTGTTAGCAATGAAAAATTTAAACCATCACTCATCTTCTTAACAAGAGACTGAAAACAATAACTATTGAACATTTTTTGACTATTCTCTAGATTAGCCATGTCACCATGTAGCAAAGCTGTTGGAATGCCCAATATATCAGCAACTTCATCATCAAACTGTCTTCTGAGTTTTTTTAATTCTTCAACAGATATATTTGAAGTTCCTGTAGTGTTGGTTAACTCACTGTATTCCATTCCGTCCTGAGATGGAACAATTGCAATCGTTTTGGTGCTAAATGACTTAAAAAGTCCATCAGCATAGGCTTGAAGTTTTTCTCGCATTTTATCATTGAAACTCCCGTTTGTTCTCGTACTAAGAGTTCCTCTGATTTGATTCGTTCTCGCCAAAGCTTCTACTAAACGAGTATGAAGTTTCTCATAGTCTGAAAATAAATCAGATACATACTCTTGCAATCGATTATTGTTATATTGCAAGAAAATCACTTCACTCATCCTAAACCTTTTTTCAAAAGTATAGCCCCTACAAGATACATACTCAAATACATCGTCATAAACAGCATATTTAGTTCGTGTAAAGGCATCTGCTACAAGCAACTGATCATCATCTGTGAGAAAAATTAGAACTTCGTTCTTAGTAATCAAACGATAAACAACTTTTTGCCAAAATTCAGAAGCTGACTCGTTCTTATTTGGTCTAACATTTAACAAGTAATCCCAATCAGATTTTTTGGTTTTTCCCTTTTCAAGATATTTAAACTCTGATCTAGAAAAAATCCGAGCAACAAACTCAGCAGACTTATCGACAGCCAGACTTTTTAACTGTAGATTCCCAAATATTCGCTCCAGCTCTTCAAATTCAAAGCTAGCAGTTGGTGCTTCGCGTTTAAACAAATTCAGCAATCCCAAGGTTCGTCCTCCTTTCTTTTAATTTTTGCCGACCACCCACCCAAAATTTATGCTTTAAAAATTCCAACTATCGAGCATGTCAAGGAATTCCCCAACATTCGACTCTTGCACCAGCTCCCTCTTGTAAAGAGCAGCTATCAAAGCATGGAACCCATCTGTCTTTCTTCTGACGGGCTCTTTCTTCAAGAAACGCTTATTGCCATCCTTGTCCTCTTTGACGTAGGTATTATCTGTATACCAAATCATTGAGTTGTCACCCTCAAAGATAAAACGCTCATTGGCAAATCCGTCTTCGATAATTGGCGCAACCTTAGACTGGATAGCCCCTGGATTCCGTAAGAACTCATATTCAAAACCAGCCTCTTCCAAAAGAGGTTTCAATAAGTCCATTCTGAAACCATCGGCACATACAAGTTCAATTTGGTAAAGTTTGCTCCATTCGACAAGCTTAGCAATCAAAAGCCGTGGATCAATACTAGGACCGTCCACAATTGTAAATAAACCTCTGTCTGCCCATTCTTCAATAGGGGCTTTTAGTTTGAAAGCTTTCAAAAACGCTTTACGAGCAAATGAATGTTGCTTCCAGATGAACTCATCACCATTCTTAAATAGCAAACCAACGCTCGCAAAGTCTCGGATGCTCGCATAGTCAAAACCAGCCACACATGACCGGCCTTTCAAGTCGATACCAGGAGATCGCAAACAAGCAACTAGCTTTTCTCGAGAAGTCACATCTTTCTCAAGGTCTGCTTCAGGAAGGTTCATCCGTTTGGTCATGAACTCCTGACGGCCAGACGGCTCCAGCTCAAGGTCATCATAGTCAGCCTTGGTTCTAGCAAGCAACCTCTTAGCGTAAGGAGTGCTTTCATCCAACATCGGATTAGCTTTCGGCCAGTTCTTCATATCATCCACTTCATCCGCACTGTCTAACTTGCAGATGAAAGGAAAGAGCCTGAAATCATCAACCTCTCCATTCAAGATTTGCATAGACTTCTCTATCAGCTTGTCATAGAACCCCTCACGCACATACCCATTCGTACCGTTGTAGAAAGTCCGAGCATGAGCAATCTTACCAAGACCTGACCGTTGAACCTTCACAGCCTTATCATCTTCAAACTGGTGAATCTCATCAAACTCAAGACAGCCATCACGGGCAGAGTCCATGGTCTTCGGATTATTCGTCCGAAAAGAAAAGACCGAGTTGTTCGCTCGACCTGTGATAGACATTTTAGTTAGATAGAAATGGTCCTCAAGACCTCGCCTTTGAATAGTCTCATAGACTTCCTCAAAGGAAACCTTACCCTGTTTCTCAGAGTTAGCAGTGATGGTCACATCATAATCTCTGATAGGATAGATAGGGCTGATAAAAAACGAGGATCTCGCTGACATAAAACCATTCTTACCACCCCCACGAGCAAGTGTGTATAGATACTCATCGAAGTGAGGTTCTCCATCTTCCTTCCGAAAAAGGAAAATAAACGGAGTTAAGAAAAGCTGATACTTAGCCAAAGGGAAAAAGTTCTTTTCCGCAAAACGAATGAACTTATCAATCAAGTCATTATCAAAATACAAATCATCACGAGGATAGATTTTCTCCTTGATGATTTTAAACAGCAACTTCCTTTCCTTGTTGACGACGATTTCTCCACTTTCGGCCATTTTGATGTAGTCATCAATCAAGGGATGAGAAATCATAGGAGGTCACTTCCAGACGTAGCTTTCTCAACAGGCGAGTTTTCCACCTCAAAATCAAACGATCGCTCAATAGCCAAAAGCTGATTGCTTGTTGTGTTGATTTCCTTGATGAGAGAATTCGCTTTTTGGAATCTTTGTTGCCCATTATGAACAGTGATGACCAATCCGTCTTCATGAAGTTTAGCTTTCAGCTCGTACAGCAATCTGACAAGATAAAGATAGCGATTCACTTTTTCGTACTGAATCGCATCCTTTTTTCTAGGACTGAAATAGCCTATTTTAGAAAGTAGCTGATTTTCTAATTCTTTTATATTTTTTTCCGAGTATTCTTCCATTACCCCCCACCCCCTTAAAAAAAACATTAAAAATTTGGACAGTTGCCCCCTCCCACCGGTTCCCAAAACCTTAAAAACACTGGATTTTTTTGACCGGGGGGTGTTATCATCCCCAAAATTCATCTGTTCTGAAATTTTTCTCAATCATTTTTTTAGATTTTCGAAATTGGAAGCGACCGTGACGTTTATTGTGGCATTCTTTGCATAGAGTTCTTAAGTTATCTAAGTCAAGAGCAAACTCTGGATAGAACTCTAGCTCCTTAATGTGGTCAACCTCTAAGTTCTCTGTTGTAACTTTACCTTCTTCTCTGCACCAAACACATTCGTAGTGATCACGTTCGAGTGCAAGTTTACGAAGTTCTCTCCATTCGCTAGAATTATAAAACTCTGTTCGGTCTGCTCTGGTTGAAACTTCAATCATTCGATTATTGATGTTGATGCTTTGAGCTCGAATTTATTTAGCTTGTCAATGCAATTGTTCAAGTGTTCGATTGCTTCGCAACATTCTTGAATTAACTCTTTTAATTCTGAGTCATTTTCAATTTCGACTCCAACTACAATTTTTCCTAATGGTTTTTGGTTGGTTGTTCTTTTATTAGATAGTCTTTTAAAAGTGCCTTTCATAACTATGTAAACTCCTTTGTTTCTGCTCTCTCAATTCCTTGTTTTACATATTCTAGTGAACTCGCTACATGAGTTTTAACTCAGTTTTATCAAGCGTTTATCTTGAATGCGAGAAATGAAATCAT